AGGAGAGACGTCGTATTCTCCGGTCAGCGCTTGGCGTGAACTGCCCAAACTGCAACATCAAGCAGCCAAAGAGAATTCCGAGCATCCTTCTTCCGCGACAGAGATGCAAGGTCGACGGATACAGAGATCCACGACCATACTCACTAGTCGACGATTTTGATTTCGAGAACTACACGGAACCAGAAGATGACGATAAATGAAGCCAGCTTACTCCACGATCTGAAGATATTTGCGATTGCTAGCTGGATTCTAGTTGGCGTAGTGCTGATTGTCTTTGGTTTTGCTATTGCCGCAGTAAGGAAGTTTCTCGATGGAGAAAAACCGCGCAAGAAAATACAGGATCGTACGACCGACGAAAAACCGCGCCGCTACTAGGCTAGCGCCCGCCTATAACTCGCCTATCCACCGAGTTCTGAAGCGTTGTCCAGCCGCTATAAACCGCCTAACCTATACGCCGCGCCCGCTAGCGCGCTAGGAGAGTATCGTGAACCAGATAGTAGACTATCAGCCTAAGACAGATCCTTACGGACACCAGCGACTAGTTCTCGAGAAGAGCTGGTCTGAGTCGAGCTACGGCTACCTGATGGAGATGGGAACAGGAAAGTCGAAAGTTGTCATAGACAATACGTGCATGCTCCGAGAGAAGCGAGGTCTGAAACGCATGCTCATCATTGCGCCGAAGGGAACTTATGCGAACTGGTTCTACAAAGAGATACCAGCGCACATGCCTGATCGTCACAGAAACACAACAATTGTACATCTGTGGCAGGGAGGTAATTCTCGAACAGAATTACAACGACTACCTGTTCTTCTTCGCAATGATGACACTATGAAGATTCTCATTGTTAACACAGAAGCTCTGTCAATGTCTGTGAAGGCAATGGACTTTGCTGCAAAATTCGTGAAGGTGGGGGACTGCATCGTAGTCGTCGACGAGAGTTCCACCATCAAGAATCCAAAAGCAATTCGCACCAAGAAGATCATACAACTCGGCAGACTCGCAAAATGGCGCCGTATAGCGACTGGCTCCCCGGTCACCCGCAGTCCTCTGGATCTGTGGGCACAGTTCGAGTTTCTCGATCCAGGCTCTCTTGGGTACAAGTCCTACTTCACGTTTCGAGCGCACTTTGCCATCGTAGAGCAGAAGGAGTTCGGCGGACGTAAAGTCGACATTGTGGTTGGTCACCGTAACACAGACGAATTGTCACGACTTGTTGCGAAGAGAGCTTTCGTGATTCGAAAAGAAGATTGTCTGGATCTTCCTCCGAAGATCTACGCACCACCACGGTATGTAGCACTCACTTCAGAGCAGGAGAAACTTTACACTGAGTTACGAGACTGGACTACTGCCGAGATTGACAATGGAAAGTTCGTGACGGCAACACAGATCATGCCTCGACTGCTGCGACTATACCAGATAATCTGCGGTCATGTTGTTGACGAGCAGGGTGGTGTACATGATGTACCGACTAATCGACTGGACGAACTTCAGTCCGTTACGGAAGAGACAACTGGTCGCAACATCATCTGGTGCAACTATCGTCGTGATGTGGACAAAGTTATCGAGCGACTGACAAAGATGGGACGGCGAGTTGTTCGCTATGATGGAAGTTGCTCAGACGCTCAGTGCGAAGAAGCAATCTATCAGTTCCAGGGACGAACTGGTGTTGTCCAGAACGGTCAGGTAGTCGGGGAGAGGATCTGTCCCGAGCATCTTCGAGCAGATGACTTTGTTGGGACACCACACAAGGGCGGCTATGGTATCACGCTTACAGCTGCATCAACAGTGATCTACTACAGTCACAGTTACGATCTCGAAAAACGTCTGCAGAGTGAAGATCGACCGCATCGTATTGGTCAGACACAGTCGGTCCTGTACATCGATCTGATGGCAAAGGGTACAATAGAAGAATCCATAATCAAGGCTCTCGAACGTAAGGAAGAGTTCGCAAACCTGATTATGGATGGTCCAGCTCGTATCCGCAACCTCCTGCTAGGAAGTTGATGGTACAATCAGAGTGTAGAAGATGGCAAGACGCACAGTACCACCGGTGAACGAACCACTGGTCGCAGTGATCACGAGAGGAGTGGATGCAGTAAACGGTGTTGGTGTCACCAACCCTAGATTGACAGCACCTGCACTTGCGCTGAGTGCTGCACCAAACTGCGTTGGAGATCCACTAACGCCAACACCGTAAGATGGTGCACCAGTTACAGCTGCGACTGTTCGTGCAGACACTGCCATGACAATAGCGTTTGCAGGAATACTCACAGAAGCTGTTGTTGACGTACCTGCGAGAGTAACCAGCGTCTCCAGGACACCTGTACTGATACTGGCACCGTAAGATGACGAAGCTAATGTCTGAAGATTCGAGGCACCTAGACTAGGAACATCACTCAGTTTTGCAAGAGAGAACCCTCCAGGTGTGCTCCCATCGTGTACTGTGACACGATTGTTCGTTGTGTCAACGATGAGTTCTCCCTGGGCGCCAGTATAGGCAGCCACATTGGTAGCTGAATCTCTGCGTACCTTAACTTGAACTGACATAGTGATTCCTTCTTATTATGATGTGCAGTTACCAAGATCGATGATATTGGTGACTTGACCAGAGAGAGTTCCGTAGTCGTCAGCCTCGGCGACGAGTTGTGACGCAAGACCAAAGTCCATAGCCGTTCCTGCTGCCAGAGATGTTGCTACTGGACCAATTGTCCCTGTTCTCAGTACTGAGTACGGATAAGACACACATGTTGACAGATCCTGCAGACTCTGTCCGAAGATATTGAAGCTCTGAAACTTCAGGAACACTGTCTGACCGATCTGCGATCCAGGAACTGTGTACCTGAATACCGATGAGTCGAGAAAGAGGAACTGAGCCCCTGTAAATTTGGGAGCAGTCTCCGTCGAGAAGAAGCCCCGATAGAGATCAGTGAGATCGTAACGATTTGCTCCTGTCATCGTAGCTGTGACAAAAGATACTAATTCATCTCCCACAAGACACATGCTAGCACCAGCAGCTGCACCTATTGTCGATGAGGAACTAAGAGCACCCTTGCTCATTGTAAGATCAACAGACAAAGTGTCTGTCATATCAGGATTCACTCCTGGAGGAGTACCCAGAGTTGCTGTGATAGAACCTTGCACAGCAGGTGCGGTTACAGACCCAATTGAGACAAAACTGACGTTGTCCAGTGATGCCCAGATGCTGCAGCCACCCCAGTTTGGATCCCCGCCTACAGGACTCACACCGATCCACAACTGGGAAAGGTTATTGGTCATTATAGGTGGAGGCTCGAAGAAGATAGGAGTGTTAACAGCTGCTGGAGCTACATGACTATTGGGCGCAGCACTGGTGACACTGAAAGACGGAAATGCTGATGCCGATGCAGAACCGGTGGATATCTCTTCTGCAGTGACACTGAGAAGCCCCTGATCGTCTTCTTCTATACCGATGATTCTCACGGGAAGCCGAGAGATGCCAAGATACGCATCCGTAATGGTCACAATGTCCATTGGATCAAGAAGACAGAATTCCCAGGAGAGTTTGAAGCGAAACGTGTTTCTGGTGTAGAGGATCTTCTGCAGAATAAGCTGTGCTGTGAGTTGTGCAATACTCTTGTTGCACAATTCATGTGCTGTCACCGTCGAGCCAATTCTTAGGCCATATAGTTCAATAGCTGACTGATCTCTAGCTTCTACGCTTACCGAAGCATACGAGTTGTCTCGATCCAGAATCTCTACTCGCTGTACATTTGGAGTTGTGTATGGGTCAGATCGAATGACAACGACAGGATCTTCTCCGTCAGTCTGTACGTAATCTTCATCTGATAGATCGTATATCGGTGTCCTGTTTGGAGTATAGGTTCCGACGGCAGAATCCCCGTATGGGATGAAGCGCAACTTGCCGCTAGACCAAACTGCTGACGAATTGGTTAACTGAAGCCAGCGCGAGAGAATGCTACCAGCTGATTCCTGATTCATGAGAACGGGAGAGATGCCAATACTCAGACTCTGAGTATATGCCTGATAAGTTGCGCCGGTCGTACCAAGGAGAGTGGTGAGATCAATTGAGGATGTTGGGAACTGCACGCCATACTGCGGATTGGTCAGAAAATCCTGAATAACAAATGCTGGATCAGCATCACTACCATTTCCGGCCGTTCCGGACAAGAATCCCATGATCTCGAAGATATTATTGCCGATGACTGCATTAGCCCCGAGATTGAACGATGTGCTTGCAACGTATGCGACACCAGGATAGTTCAGACCCTGTGCAGCAGGATTAGTTGTCATCGTCACTGGTAGTCCGGCATTCAGTGTAGCCCACGCTGCGTCGAGAGCAGCGTTACTTGCACCTGAATCGTAGTAGCTCCACATTGTCTGCGAAATACTTCCAGAGAATAACGAGAGATTCAGATTGCTCAGAGTCACAAACGCAGATTCGCTCCAGATACGATTGATACCAGCAATCGGTCCTTCGCACAGACCAAGGAGAACAGATGCCGAATAGGTGTAGCTGACAGCCTGAGAGCTACCACCACCACCACCCTTACCAACACCACCTTTTGATCCCTTACCCTTGGTGGCAGTGAAATTGTTGTACCACAGACAGTTAGGAGTCAAGAGGGATCTTCCCCACACAATGGGGATGGGTAGTGCGCCCGACTGGGTCTGAACCTGCAGACCCGAATACACGGTCACCTGTGTTCCAGGTGTACCACCTGATCTAAGAAAGCCCATCTTTACGATCCTTGTTCCATACCGAGAAGAAGATAGGTCGACGACCATTCTCCGTCAGTGCAGGATTCTGCTCAAATGTCTCTTCAATCACCATGCCAGCATCGTGATACGCATGAACAATGGATATAGGATAAAGACCGGTGACAATTCCACCATGGGAGTAGCTACGGCCATAACGGAAGAGAACGAGATCGCCCAGTCCTGGTTCTCGCACTCGTACACATCTCGTGGTGAAGAATTCGAGATACTTCTCTTCATCTCGATGTAGCATCCAGTCTGGATTGTACGGACGCGGATCAAACGGTGGTACAACGCCAGTGTCAACAAAAACTCGTACGATTAGCATACCACAGTCAACGCCAATACCGTGAATATCAGCACAGTTATGGTACGGTGTTCGAACCCATCTACGAGCTTCTTCTACAATGCGCAATCTCTGTTCTTGTTCAGTCATCACACAAATCCTGTCACCACACTTCTTGGAGGAACATACGGGAATCCTCTGAAGTTCTGGATATTGTTAAAGCGACCCCGACACGTTGTCATCGTGTGATCGCAACCCTTGGTTATCGTGAATGTGTCACCGACAGCTGGGGCAACAGGTAGATGATTCACGAGTTGAAATGAGGTTGCGTTCGATGTCTTGATGGTCTTCGTAACACCGCTGTTTGCGCCAGATGTCCAGAGAACTGTTCCCTGACTGTAGTCTGTCGTTGAACTCGACCACTGAATTGTGCTCATGTCGGAGATGCCAGTTACCGCACCTGTGACGGTGAATCCTGTCTTCAGAATACCACATCCAGCATCAAACAGAGTATTAGCACATGTTGGCTGAAACAGATTTCTTGGCATGTCCAGATCGAGAAGTACAAGGTCAGACGCGACTGTAATGGTTGCTGTTACGCGACCAACACTATCGATAGACGTAACTCTTCCCTTAAACAGAATGACTGAACCAATAGGTGGGCTATTCCAGGACGACAGGAATACTCGTTCACGCTGTATCTGTGCTCCGTCAAGAACACCTTGCTGGATAGCCTGGAGTGCAGGCACCCCTCCGATCAGATCAGTAGATCGAGCAGACACAATGATCTGCTGAGAGTCAGCACTCAGTCCTATCTGAGAGCGATACTTCATTCCAGATAGTTGAACAGATGATGCACTGTAGACCAATCCGTTCCATGTGACAGGAATGTCAGCACCAGAAATAGTTAGTACTGTACCAGATCTCAACCAGATGGTGTAGAGTTCTGTCATGTATAAGACAGCATCTGCAGAATTGCGCATAGACGCAAACATGGACAGCAAAGCAGGAGTTGTATTCTTCATGACTATCTCACTGACCGAAACTTTACTGACTTAATTGCCCACACATGCTTCAGAATATTCTCAAAATCTAGCTGATCGTCAGTAAATCTGCAGTTGAACGAATACTGATACGAAGCGGTCACCACAGCTCCTGTTACTGGAGCAGACGCTAACTGAATGATGTTCGGAGCCACAATGGCGGCACCTGATACAGCTGCACCGTTAGTGAAGACGCCTGTCATACTAGTAAGGTATGATACTGGCTCTGTAGCAAGACCAAGAGTTCGAGAAGCCACGAATGAGGTTGTTACTCCGTCACCTGTCCCTATAACCTGGCTTGCGACAGAGTGATCGCTAGGATCCTCGTAGAGAAAAGTGTTCAGCTGACCCTGACACAGAATGAAAAAGCCCATCAGTGTCTGAAGAGACTGAAGCTGAAGCGCCGAGCGCTTACCCCCTGAGTCTAGTCCGTCGTAACCAAGTTCAAACTCGTAGATCGTGTGGGTATAGAGACCAACCCGAACCTCCCGACCAGAGGTGTGAGGAGCCACTCTGGTCGAGAAGGTTGGTTTCTTGTGCACACTCCAGGATAACCCTGGAAGAGACGGGAGGAGCGGGGGAAATGCCATTACTGCTTCGGACCTTTCTAGCCACCAAGTCTCTGGAGACCGAGATGGTCTCCGTTCTTTACTGCACTATTCAGTGCTTTCATGATTGTCTTCGAATTGTTACGGAAGAAAGACTGCACACCCGCAGCATCTACAGCACTAACATGAAAGTGAGCGTGCGTATCTCCTCCCCCGCCCTGACCCTGACCGTCAGAATTCAAGAACGAGCGAAATTCCTCGGCAATACCTCCGCGAGAAGGTACGATCATCTCGCCTTGATGAACCATGGCTAGCTGATCGTGAGGAATTGACCACGAACCAGTATCAAACGACCCAAATGCCTCTACTGCTCCAAAGGCCACAGCGGCGGCAGCGGGCGCTAATACCGGCCCGATAATCGGAATACCTACCACAGAAGCATAGGCACCGGCAGCAGCCTTAGATGCATCCGTAGACACCGTCGCAGCTGCTGTGGTC